CTAATGACGCCAATTACAATTTATATTACCATGTATTTGACCCAAAAACCATTTTTGAGAAAAATGTTATAAATAAGTGGAGCAAATATTATACAAACAATAAAGAATTTTTGTTAGAAACCCAGGATCTAATTAAAAACTATAAGCCGCTTAAAAAAGTGGAATTTAGCGATAGTCCATGTGTCAATGATTTAGCAGTTTATAATAATTGTGAAAATATTATATATGATAATGGATTTGTAAATAAATATCAATATATTGATATTCCATTATTAAATAAATTTAATAATAATAGTCTAGTGCTACAGGCGCTAAGCGTATATAATCTCTCAACACCCATAGTTTCTTTGCTTATTCCAATATTATTTTTATTATTGCCCTTTTTCATAATTAAATTGCAAGGGCATAATGTTACTTTTGAGCTATATTTTAACCATTTAAAGACGGTGTTTTCTAATCATATTATTGGTCAATTATTTACTTCTTTAAGTGACACAAATTTAACAAATAAAATATATATACTTTTTAGCTTTGGTTTTTACATTTTCCAATTATATTTAAATATAAACGGATGCATAAAGTATTTCTATAATATTAAATATATTCACAATATTTTATATGATTTAAAAGAATATATTTTAGAAACTTTGAAGACCTATGACAATTTTTTGAATTATTCTAAAAATTTAAATCATTATAAGGAGTTTAATGAATTTATAGTTTCCAATAGTGCTATTTTTAATTCATATTTGTGCCAATTGCGAAGATTAACGCCTTATTCTTTATCAATGAGTAAAGTAGTTGAGCTAGGCCAATTAATGAAGTGTTTTTATTATTTAAATAAAAATGATAGTTTTATCAATAGTTTATATTTTTCCTTTGGTTTTAATGGGTATATAAAAAATATACTAACACTGCAACAATTTATTAGCGCTAAAGTCATGAACTATTGTAGTTATAATAGTAACAGCGAGCCCACACATTTTGACAATTCTTATTTTGCCAATTTAAATAATATTGAAGCTTTAACTATTGAAAAAAGCGATCCATGTTCAGTTAAGACTAAGACTATTGTAAAAAATTCATATAAATTGGATAAAAATATAATTATTACGGGACCAAATGCATCGGGTAAAACTACACTATTAAAATCAACATTATTTAACATATTATTGTGTCAACAAATAGGATGTGGTTTTTTCAATAATGCATCAATAAAAGTATATGATTATATACATTGTTATATTAACATTCCTGATACAGGAGGCCGCGACAGTTTATATCAAGCTGAAGCACGACAATGTAAAAATATATTGCAACTCATTGAGAATAATAAAGATAAAACGCATTTTTGCGTATTTGACGAGCTCTATAGTGGAACAAATCCTGATGAAGCAATTAGTAGTGCTTATGGCTATTTAAATCATTTAAATAAATTGAATAATATAGATTATATGTTAACAACTCATTATAATAAATTATGCAAAAAATTAAATAAACAAAACAACAATTTTTTCATGAAAGTAAAGAAAAATGAGCACAATGACGATTTTGAATACACTTATAAAATCAAAAAGGGTATTTCAAATGTTAAAGGAGCGTTAAAGGTCCTCAAAGATTTAGAATATCCTGAAAATATTATAACAAACATGAAATAAATAATAAATAATAAATAATATTTATTCGTTAAACAATACTTAAAATAATATTGTTAAACTTTAATAATAAATGTCAATCTTATATAAATTACTAGATTCAAGTTTCCTCTTAACATTGGGCATTATATTATTAATATGCGGGTCAATAATGTTATATAGTCATCGCAGATTAAACTTATTAGAACGAAGTGTTATTGAGCATGGAAAAATACTACAAAATTTTATTATAAATTATAATATTCAAATGCAGAGCATCAATTCATTATATATTAATAAAAATAAACAAGAAGGTCAACATATCAAAAAAATCAATTTAGGCGAAAAAATAAGTGTATCCGAAGATGAATGTTCTGAATATGTAGGAGGTGCTGATGTAAATAATGAATTGGTTCATCATGATGACGGCAAGGTAAATGTATCAAGCGATGACGAAGAAGATGACGACGAAGAAGACGATGATGATGACGATGATGAGGAAGATGATGACGATGATGAGGAAGATGATGAGGAAGACGATGACGAAGAAGATGATGATGAAGATGACGATGATGAAGACGAAGACGAAGAAGATGATGACGAAGACGACGAACTAGAAGATGGCAAAGAAGATGATGACACTAAGGATGACGATAAGGAAGACGATGACAAAGTATTAACAATTTCCAAAAGCGAATTAGAAAATAATATTAAAGATTTAGGAGATTTTGAGGAAATAGATTTAAATAAGCCTTTTTTTTCGAATAACGACGATGAAACATTTATAAAGAATTTGCCGATAAATTTAGATACATTTAATATTGATTTAAACACTAATTCAAAAATTATTAATTTAAATAATCTAGACCAAGACACTAATGTAGACACCAATGTAATAGACAGTACTAGTTCTAATAATACTAACACACATAGGAAAAATTATTCAAAAATGAAAGTAGACGATTTAAAAACGATTGCTGTAACAAGAAATTTAATAGATAATGAAACAGCACAGAAAACAAAAAAGGCTGATTTAATAAAAATTTTACAAAATGCGTAAATTAAATTAATAAATAATTAAATAATAATTAATTAAATTTTTTATTAACAATAAATTTAATTAATAAATAAATAATAATAATAATTTTAATTATATATAATAATAATATGAGTTATGGTTTGTGTGCTAATGGCTCAAATAATATAGCTATGAATTTTCCTCCTTTAATGGACGACAGCCGGCTATTTAGCAATTATTATTCTTCGGTGTTGAACGATGAAATGCTTAAAAGAAATAAAAATATTAAAACTAATACCGACTATAGGCATTATTTACAAATCAATGCTGAGGCTATTATAAGTAACAATCAATTGAATTCATGTAATGAATGCAGTGTATGTCCGTATTATAGTAAAACAAGTTTAGAAATAAATAAGCATACTCCATATATATTTGATCATACATTATCTAATATAAGGCCGTATGGATACGAAACAAGTGATTTAAAAGAGTTGTATTTGACTAGGCAGCAGCTAGACAGTCAAAAGCATGTTACCAAATATATTTTAAAACCCAATTAATTGTTGATTTTAGTTTTATTTATTATTATAAATAATAAATAATAAAATAATAAATAATTTACTATAATAAAAAATAATAATTTAATATAATAAAAAATTATATTATATTATTATAATAAAATGAATTTTTTCGATGGTTTGATGGCTCCTTTAGGTAAAAATTATTGTGCATTATTTTATTATTTTGGATTACTTAGTTTATTTTTAGCTTTAATAGCCGCCGGTGGTATGGTTATGGCACTTTTAAATAAGAAATCTGGTTTAGTCTTGTTTATGATGTTTCTCAATGTGTTAAGTAATATTTTTATGTATTATGTAATGAGAATATATTACTCAATGTGCATTGCATCATTACGTTAATAGTCTAACAAATTAGTGATCATAATTTTTAATATTATAATATTAAAAATTATGTAAAATTATGTATAAATAATTAAATTATGTAAAAATTATTAAAAATTATTAAAAATTATTAAATTATGTTATAAATAATAAAAATAATAATAATATAATAATAATATTATAAATAATATTTTATTATTATAAAATGAATTTTTTTGATAGTTTGATGTCGCCATTAGGTAAAAATTTTTGTTTGTATTTTTATGTAGTAGGACTATTTTTTCTAGGGTTACTTATATTAAGTCTTGGCAGTGTAGTGTTTGCACTAGTTAATGGAAAGTCTGGTTATATTACATTTGCAAGTATTATTCTTTTCTTATATATACTACTTGGCTATACAATAACTAGACTACAATATTCTATATGTTTAGCAACATTGAAATAAATAATAACATAATAATAATAATAAAACAATATAAAGAATAAACTATAAATTATATAAGTAACACTAATTTTAAACTAAACACAAAATAATTTATATTAATAATATAACAATTAATTTATTAATATGAAAGTTTTAAGTATTGATATTGGCATTAAAAATTTGGCTTATGTTATATTAGAAGTTACTAATGTTAATGCTAATGCTAATTTAGATAAAAATAGTATTGTTAATGGATCACAAGACTTTAAAATTATTAAATGGGACGTGATAAACCTGTGCAATAAGTTTATTTCTTGCTCATCAAATACATGCACAAAGCAAGCATGTTTTCATAAAAATGATACTTTTTATTGTAAAAATCACACTAAAAAAACAGAATATAGCTTACCGCTATGCAATGTAAAAACTTTGCATAAACAATCAGTAGCAAATCTCTCTGCACTAGTTGAAAAATGTGATTTAAAACTTGAAAAACCTATTAATAAAGCATCACTAATAAGTAGTTTGGAAGACTACTTGAAATCCACATGTTTTGAGGCTATTGAAAACGTAAATGCAAACAATGTAAATCTCATTGATTTGGGGATTAGTTTGAAAAATGAACTAAATGAGCTATTTAATAACTATGACCTTGCTAGCATTGACCAAATTATTATAGAAAATCAAATAAGCCCTATTGCAAACAGAATGAAGTGTATACAAGGCATGGTAGCCCAATACTTTATTGATTGTAATAATCATAATATAGCATTTATTTCGGCAACAAATAAATTAAAAGCATTTATAAATAAGGACAAGGACAAGGATAAGACTGCAGAAAAAGAGAAAAAGGTTTCATATAACGAGAGAAAGAAACTAAGTATATTATATAGTAAACAATTATTGGAAAATAAAAATATGATGCATGATCTTGCGTATTTTGTAAAGCATTCAAAGAAAGACGATTTAGCCGATTGTTTACTTCAAGGAATATATTATTTAGATAATAAACAAGATAGTCTTACAAACTAACAAAACTATAAACTATAAACTATAAACTATAAACTATAAACTATAAACTATAATATATATTAAAAATTATATAATATATATTGCGGAGTATTTAAAAATTAATCTTCTATTTAATACATAATAGATTATATGAATATTGTTGAAATTGAGCCAGATTTTCTAAATATTGAAGATATTGTATTGCCCGAATTTAAAATTAACGACCCAGACGAGGACAGTCGTTTTGAGGAAATTAGTTCAACAAGAAAATCTGCTAATTTTGGAGGAGGTATAGAATTATTAATGAATGAAAAAAATAAAGGCGATAAAAAATTCTCTTCATCTATTGATATTGAAGATATTACAAACTTAGAAAATGAATTAAACGAGCTTTCTGAAACTACAAATTCAAATTCAAATTCAAATTCAAATACAAATACAAATTCAAATTCAAATTATAATACATTAGCTAATGATACAAACAAAACTATTGAAAGCAACAGCACAAATAAAGAAATAAAATATAAACAAGATACAGGAAGTGCACAAAAGAAATCAATATTTGGCGATTTATTTGGTGGTTCCAAAAACGATGGAGCACAAGTAAAACCGGTTACAAAAAACAATGACACTGATAACATTAATCTTGGAAAATCTACAGCAAACATGAATGAAAATAAAACATGGGATGGTTTCGGTAAATTTAATAATATTCCGGTTAATTTGGATAAAACACAGCAAAAGCCCGAATTAACAAAAGAAGAAGAATTAAAGGAAAAATTCAAATATTTGCGAAAGCTTGACGATTTAGAAAAGAAGGGTGTTTCATTAAGCAAGCGTTACAACATGGATTCCAATTTAAATGAAATGATTGGAGAATATGAAACAATTATTGCAGAAAAGGAGAAATCCAATGCTATTAAATTTCAAGCAAAAATGATGATGGCTTGTATTACCGGTTTAGAATTTTTAAATACCA